CCACAGCTGCCAGATCGGGCTTTCGATGTCCTCGGCCTCCGCTGGCTCCCAGAAGAACAGCCGTGATGCCTCGTCCATGGCTGTGCCGACCCGGCCCCGCTTGGGTGTGCTGGTGACCACGCAAACGAAGTCGGCATAGGTGTCGCCGCGCCGCTCGACCAGACCGAGTGGCCCGCCCTGATTGTTCACGTTGTCCCGCATCTCATCATACTCATCGACCAGTGCGAGCACTGCGGGGTCTGATTTGAGTGCCGTCGATGAGCCTGAGTGCGCGAGGCGGAACGGGACGCCTGCGATGACTTTGCGCGTCTTGGTCATGCGCTTGCCGCGCGCGAGCTTGTTGGTGAGGGACGGTGCCTCGTCCAGCAGTGCCATGACGCGCGGTTCAAACTGCTCGGTGAGGAACTGCTTGTTGGGGCCGACGTAGAGGATGGGGCCTGGACGCTGGTCGAGCCGCTGGCCCGCCACGTCGAGCATCAGCTCTGATTTGCCCGACTGCGCCCCGAACACCATGACAACGCGCTTGTAAGCGCCTGATGCGATGACCCGCTCTGGCTCGATGACGTATGGGGTTAAGAGCGGATCACGCGGCCCTGGCACCGCCGCTGTTGCTGGGTATGTCCTGTTCGCCGCCGCCCATATGTCCGGCTCCGTTGGCTCTGACGGCATCATCAGCGCCGCCATGCGTCTCCAACCGTATGGCTTGTGCCATTGAGTGCTCTGCGATCCGCCGTAGTCTGGCATTCACTTCCCTCTCGATGATCCGCCGCATGGTGAGGTCTCGTGTGCTTGCCGCTGCAAGCCCTGCGAACTCGGCCCTGACGATGCCCGCGAGGTTGTCGATCATTTCCTCATACACGTCCAATGGGATGAGACGTGAGAGCCGCTGCTGCGTGCGGACCTCGATGTCGCGTGCCTTCGCGTCTTTGATGCGTGCATCGACTGCTGACCGCGTCGAGCGCCTGTCCTCGTCGCGCAGGAACTTGACGAAGCCGCTGCATGCCTCGATCCAGCTGTATTTGCCGAGGCCGTGCGTCAGTGGCCTGAACCATCCTTCGGTGGAGAGCTGTTTGACGCGGGACTGGCTGAGGCCCCAGCACGCTGCAAGGGTCTGGGTGTCGGTGTCGAGCCGGTGCTCTTGGACGTGTCGTGCGAAGCCTTGCACGAGGTCTTTGAGCCAGTAGCGGTTGGTGCCGACCTGCTTGAATGCGCCTTCGCGCTCCAGCTTCTGGATGCCTGCGTTGTCGGTGAGCAGCAGCATGGCGGCCTGCTCTTTGGTGACCATGCCTGCGTCGGGTGGTTCCATCGCCATCGTGGTGCTCCTCTGTTCCTGTGAACCTGACATCTTGGCCTGACACTTTGGCCTGACGATCTGTCGGCACAGTTTGTCCGACAGAATGTCACTCGTTGCGCGGCCAGTCTCGCTGTCCAGCCGGACCCGCCAGCCGGACCCGGACCCGCCCCGGACCCGCCCCGGACCCGGCCAGGGGACCCGGCCAGGGGACCCGGCCAGGGGACCCGGACCCGGACCCGCCCCGGACCCGGACCCGGCCAGGGGACCCGCCCCGGACCCGGACCCGGCCAGGGGACCCGGCCAGGGGACCCGCAAAAACTGGCGGACTGCCGTAGGTGACCACGCCAGCTGGCCCAGGATGAGGCTACAGGCGGGTCTGGCCCCTTGCCGCCATTACCCTACCTGACCCCCCGTTCCGCCCGTTCGTTCTTCTTTTATTCTCAGAGGGTTGCGGCCAGCGGTGCCCTCCCATGCGGTGTTCGATTTCGGGTAAGGTTTGCTTGCCTTTCCGGGGTGTTCGCCTTATCTTTCACATCACCGGCAAGGAAAGCCGGGGCGGACCCGGACAGGTCTGGCAACCCTCTTGGAGCTTCTACAATGCACGCTTCTCTCTCTTCTCTCACGTTCGGACCCGAATTTGAGGTCCTGTTGCCGCGCCATTTCAATCAGCAGACCGCTGCGCGCGAACTGAGCCGCCTGATCGGTGAGCCGGTGCACCCGCAGAATGCAGGATGCCCCGCCGGTCAGTGGAAGGTGGTGACCGATGGTTCGGTGCACGGCATCGGATGCGTGGGTCTGGAATTTGTCGCGCCAATTCTGCAAGGGCAGGCGGGTCTGGACCGCGTGGTCAAGGTGCTCAATGCGCTTCGCACCATGGGTGCGACGATCAATTCCAGCTGCGGCATGCACGTCCATGTGGGCGGGCATGACCGGTCGCTGACCTTCTTCCAGACGCTGGTCAAGCTGTATTCGCACTTTGAAGACGCGATTGACCAGCTTATGCCCCGTGCGCGGCGTGGCAACACTGAGGAGTATTGCCGCTCGGTCAAGATGTGCCGCAACGTCGATGCAGCGACCACCGTTGACGAGCTGGGCGCGATGCTCGCGCGTGCCTCGCATGCGCGGTCTTCCAAGTATCACAAGGTAAACGTCGCGCCATACGGCAAGCCGACTGTGGAATTTCGCCACCATGCGGGCACTGTGGACCCGGTGAAAGCGACCAACTGGATCACCGCTTGCCTGGGCATGGTGCGTGCGGCCATGGACGGTAAGACTGGCGAGAGTGGTGCGGTCGCCATGCGCGCGATTGCATGGGACTTGGCCCGCCTCTCTGGCAAGCAGCTTCATTGCGCCACGCTTATCACTCGGCCTGAGGGTGCAACGAACGAAGACATTCGCGCAGCCTACGGATATGCAACGATCAGCGCTCGTAAGCAGTTGCGGGATGCCAACATCACCTACACCGTCGCGCGTGACCGTGCGACCGGCAAGGATCGGTTTTTCGCAGTGCAGCCGACTGAGGTTGTGGATGGGAATGTAGATGCAGCCTATCCCGCCACGCTCGATGGACTTGCCGATCTGATCGGTGCCGAGGATGAGCTGCGTGGGTTCTTCCACGCTCGTGCGGGGAGGGCTGCGTGATGGCCCTCTACTTCGCATACGGCTCAAATCTCAGCCTGGAGCAGATGCAGCGGCGGTGCCCTGATGCTGTGCCGCTGGACAAGCTCTACCTGCCGGACGCTCGCCTCGTTTTTCGGATGGTGGCTGATGTGGTGTTTGAGCCGGGGTTCACCTGCCCAGGTGGCGTGTGGCGGCTGACGCCAGCGTGCGAGCGGGCACTGGATCACTATGAAGGGTTCCGGCCCGATGGGTCCGGCATGTATCGGAAGGTCTACGTCGAGGTGCCGGGTCTGCCGGACGGCGAGACCGAGTTGATGATGTATGTGATGAACTCGACCGGCGTGATGCCGCCGACTGTGAACTACTTCAACGTGATCCTCGATGGGTATGAGGATTTCGGATTGCGCCAGCGCGAGCTGCGGCTCGCACTCAAGCACGCGCATGATGAGAAGCGCGCGACGCATGTCGAGCGGAAGCGGCTGCGGCGGAACGGACGGCCAGCGCTCAAGGCGCGGCCTGTGCCCAAGGCGAAGCGGAAGCCGAAGGGCAAGCACGTGCCCAAGGCGGGCAAGGTGATTGCCGCCGCGCCTCGTGCTGGCGCTCCTCCTCCTCTGCGGTCTGTCGCTGAGGTGGTGCACAGCGCGCTGGGCGACTGGATCGCTGAGCGGCGCGAGATGGGATACCGCACCTGACCTGATCCAGGGGTGTCCGCCCCTGGTGTGCTGAGGACCCGGCTGTGCGTGGTGCTCCAAGCGCGCGCAAAGCCGGGTCCGGTCTGTTGTGGGCAGTCTCACTGGCCGGATGGACAGTCTCGCTGGCCGGACCCGGACCCGGACCCGCCCGCCAGGGGGCAGGGGGCGGGGGGCAGGGGGCAGAGGGCAGAGGGCAGAGGGCAGGGGGCAGGGGGCAGGACCCGCCCGCTGGCCGCAGATGAGGCCACAGGCGGGTCTGGCGAGCTGCCGCCCCCATCCTACCTGCCCGCCCGCCAGGACCCGCCCAGCGCGATATGCGCGGCGTGGTCAGGCCGCATGCACCGAAAGGGGCTTCCCTTTAAGGTAAGGCGCCCTTATCTTTTCAGGACCCGGCAGGACAGCCGGACCCGCCCCGGACCCGGACAGGTCCCTTGGAGCTTGTAGATGAACGCTTTCCGAAAAGTGGGTGACGCATGGTGCGTCTACTCGGAGACCGGCCAGACCGGTGAGACGGTGACTGTGACCAAGCGGAACGGCCAGTCCAGCGAAGTGGTGCTGGGCGAGCGTGTGGGCATGTTGACCTACGCGATGGCCCCTCGCGCTGTGGCCGCGCCGGTCACTGAGGTGGTGGGTGACCTCTCCCGCATCGTGGCGATGTTCGCGCGCGCCGCAGGTCACCTGCGCTTTCCGGCCATCGTGCTCGATGGGTTCCGGGTGTCGATTGCGGGCGCGCGCGCCGCGCAGCCAGGGTCGCTCACCGTGACCGCTGTGGACAAGGTGTTCAATTCCTTCCGGGGCAAAGCGGAACGCCCATGGTTCGGGCGGGTGTCGCTCGATGGCCTGTGGCAGGCCGGTCGCAATGCGCCGGATGGCCTGGGTGAGAAGCTGCGCCGCTTCTCCGCTGACCCGGCAGGTGAGGCCGCTGCCCACGGTCACCTGACCGGGCGGTGCTGCTTCTGCAATCGCGCTCTTGGCGAGGGCACAGACCAGCGCTCTGTGGCGGTGGGGTATGGCCCCGACTGCGCGGACCATTATGGCCTCCCGTGGGGGACCACCGTCGCCGCCGAAGCTGTCGCCGCTCGCGCAGCATGACCCCTTTGCCCCGCTCCCGCTGTGGGGGCGGGGACCACCCGGACCCGGACAGGTCCATGATTGGAGTGCCTTCAATGCCTTCCGCTTATCGTTTCAACTATGCAACCGGCGAGATACGCCACGCGCGCCGACGTGTCGGCAGCGTGCGCCGCGCCGAAGATGGTGTGCTGTGGGTTGGCCGGATCGGTCAGCATGCTGCCACCGCGCGTGATGCGACCACTGCGTTCCGCGAGGTGGCTGCGCTCGCCATGGGGTTCGCCAGCGCTGCGGCGCTGCGTGCCGCCAACGCCGCTACACGGGCACGCAATCGCGCGCGCCGCTTCACCTTCGCTGCGGCCAGACCCGCGCCGCTGGGGTTCAGCCAGCGCCCGGTCGCTGAGCGGCTGAGCGAGACTGAGCTGATCGTCCGGCTCCAGCGTGATGCTGAGGCGTGCGGCGAGACCCCCCTGACCGAAGCTGAGATCAGAGCCGCGTGGCGGCTGAATGGAGCTGTGTGATGAAGGTATTCGTTTACGGGACCCTGCAACGAGGTCAGCGCAACCATCGTCTGCTGGCCGATCAGGTGTTCGTCGGTGAGGCGGTGACCATGCGCCGCTTCGCCATGGTCGATGTCGGCTTCCCGTTCATGCTGTGGGACGGGGAGGAGGTGGCCCCGGTCGCGGGCGAGCTGTTCGACATCGGTGACGATGATGAGTGCATCGAGCGCCTCGACCAGCTGGAGGGCGAGGGCGTGATGTATGACCGCGTCCGGCTCTCGGTGATCTGCGACGGCCAGCGCCACACGGCCAGCGCCTACGTCGCCTGTCGTGGCCGGGTGTCCCACGCCAACCGGGTGCCGCTGAATGATCGCGGGCAGCTGGCCTGGAGGAAGCGGTCATGAGCGGCTGGGAAGACCAGTTCAAGCACCTGACCGCTGCCTGCGGCGGCAAGCTGAACCCCGACACGCTGGAGGTGTTCCAGCGTGCCATGGCCGAATACGAGGTGTTCATGGATGGCATGCGCCGGATGTTCGCGCCTCGTGTTCGCACCGATGCGCCAGACGGGGAGGAGGTCTGAAAAGATAAGGCGAGCTTTCCTTTCCTTCCCGTGCTTTTATCCTCTCGACCGGTCACGGCGGGCACCGGCTCAAGTCCCGCCACATGCAACGAGGTGCCTTATGAAGTTCGTATCTTTGAACATGGTCGAGCGAGGCCAGTATGATGAGGACACGGGTGTGGAGGTCGAGACCTCCAAGCCGGTTGTCATCAACACCGCCACCATCCGCTGCTTCTACGCGCGGAAGGATGGCAAGCCGGGAACGCGCATCACCTTCAACGATGGTGGTGGCTTCGCGGTGATCGACCCGCCCGGTGCCATCGCGGAGCTGGTCGCAGGCGGCGATCTGGCTACCCTTCCGCCGCCACCGCCAGCGCCAGCCGCTGAGGTGGCTTGAACCGAGACCGGGCGGGCAGCGATGCCCGCCCTTCTCTTATGGGGAGGACCCGGATGATACCGAACACAAAGAACGATCTGCCCGCCATGGCGTGCGTCAGTGCCATGCAGAAGTGCATCCGCAGGTCCATGGAAGCCGAAGCCATGGAGTTCGCTTGTGAGCTGATCCACACGCCCGGTCAGCAGGGCAAGGGGTTCCACACGCTCGTGTGCAACCGCCTGGAGATCATTTCTCACGAAGACATCGACACCGCCAACGCGCCGCATGTGGTGCCGTTTGTAGCCACGTGCGTCGAGCAGGCGAAGCGGCACTATGACCCGAAGCGCATCGGCAAGAGCCGCATGTTCATCGGCAATGCGATCAGGATGATGTGCCGCGCGCCGAAGTCGCGTGAAGGCGATCATTTCGGAATTGCCATCGGCCTCGCCAATGAGATCGGCGGCAAGGTGCCGGTGATCCCCGATTGGGCCTTCGATCAGCACACGATGAAGGGCAAGCAGATGGGGCGCGGCCTCAAGCATTTCCGCGAGGTGGGGACGGTGTTGGTGCCGCAGCCAGCGAAGGACCGCTACGAGGATGAAGCCTATCGGATGCTGGAATTGAAGTTGAAGCGGAAGCCCACCGCAGACGACCTGTTCAACGAATGATGGAGAGCAACATGCGACTGCGAGACCACGATGCCTTTGGGCACCATGCCTATGAAGGCGCGAAGGCGACTGCCGCGCGCCGCGCGCACGCGGACCCTGGCTCATGCCACTGCGTCTATTGGGATGGTGCGACGATTTACCTCCGCATCTCGACCGCCATTCCGCCGCTGAATGCGAAGGTCGTGTGCATCGCGCAGCACTGGAGTGAGCGGATCGTGCAGCTGCGCTTCGACGGCGCGAAGTCCGAGTGGGTGACGGTATGACGACCTACACCCTGGAGCTGGAGTGCCCGCACTGCGCGCTCTGCACTGTGCTGACTGTTGGCACCAAAGCCGACGCTGTCGCGGTGGAGAAGTGCGACGAGTGCCGCCAGCGCGGCGACGTCGTGGAGATGCGCGTCATCTCCGTGCTGGTGGACGGTGAACCTGCCCTTCTGATGCGGCGGTGGCCACTGGAGCCGAACGATGAGTGAGATACGCGACTACCTGAATGCCGTGTTGAAGATGATGCCGAACCCGCTGTTTGAGTTCCTCCGCGTCCATGGCGAGGTCTATCCGATCGGTCCGCACACCTTTGAGGTGGAACGAGGCGAGCCGAAGAACTGCTATGCCAACGCGACGCACCTCGCGCTGTTCACGCCGCACATGACCTATGTCGAAGGCAAGGTGTCGCTGGACGGCCTGCCCATCGAGCATGCGTGGTGCCTTGACGAGACCGGCACCGTGGTGGAGCCGACGCTCGCCCCCGCGATTGACGGCAGCGGCATGATGCGGGTGCGCGAGTATTTCGGCGTGACGTTCCGCACGGACTACCTCCGCAAAGCGATGCTGGTGAATGGCTACTACGGGCTGCTGGATGGCTACTCGCAGCGCCACACCCTGCCCAAGCTGGTGGAGCTGGGCCTTGAGGACGGCCAGCAGTGGCTGCTGGATCACAAGGTCAAGCGCAGGCGGGGCGGCAAGCTGGCACTGGCAGCGGTCGCCGCCGCTCTCCTCCTGCTGACGCCAGCCGCCCCACGGGCTGCGGAGACGCGGACCCTCTACGGTGGGGACGGTCGGGCGCTGGGCCACGAGACCACCGCTAGGGATGGTTCCAGCGTGCTCTACGGGGCGGATGGCCGGATCGAGACCCGGACCACCCTGTCGAGGGATGGGACCGCCACGACCTACGGCAGCGACGGCAGGGTGATCCTGCGCGCTGTCCCCACGGGGAGGCGCTGATGGCGACGGTCTGCATCCAGTGCGCCATGCGCGCCATGCTGGCCGGTGTTCCGCCGCCAGCCTTTGACGAGACCCCGGAGCAGCATCTGCGCCGGGTGCACCCCGATCCTGTCGCGGCGCGCGTCGAGCGCTGTGAGCTGGAACGACAACTCTATTCAAGGAGCAAACCCGATGAAAACCAAACCTGAGTGCCCGCATAAGCAGAGCGACAACTCGCCCTGCGTCATCACCGATGGACCCGGTGCCTACTGCGCCGACGCTGGCTACAACCCGGTCTGCCTTGGCTGCGGCAGTGCCCCGTTCCAGACTGGCGTCGAGGTGCCGCCTGACTGGACCACCACGATCAATGCCCTGATGGAGAAGGATGCGAGGCGACATGCCTGACCGCCGCTGCGGCGACTGCCAGCTGTGCTGCAAGCTCCTCCCTGTCCGCTCGCTGGGGAAGCCCGCCAATCAGCGCTGCGCCCACCAGCGCACGGGCAAGGGCTGCACTGTCTATGCCAAGCTGGGCAGCGTCTCGCCCGAGTGCGTCCTGTGGTCCTGTCGCTGGCTGGTCAACGACGACACGGGCGCGCTGTCTCGCCCCGACCGGTCGCACTATGTCATCGACATCATGCCTGACTTCATCCTGGCGCGTGACAATGACACGGGCGAGGTCAGGGAGGTGCCTGTGGTGCAGGTCTGGGTGGACCCTGCCTACCCTCATGCCCACCGCGATCCTGCCCTGCGGGCATGGCTCGACCAGCATGCTGAGGTGGCGCTGATCCGCTACGGCTCTGGCGACGGCTTCTGCCTGTTCCCGCCGTCGCGCACGAGCGATGGCCTGTGGATGGAGAAGGGCAGCATCAACGACCCTGGGCCTGCCCACACAGCCCGCCAGATCATGCGCGCGCTCGATGGAGTTGAAGCACCATGAGTGATGATCCCTCTGAGGCCCTGAGGCGTCGCATGCTGGAGGGCGGCGAGCCTGACCGCGACCTCGCTGCCGCCGACCAGCGCTGGACCACCGAAGAGCTGGGCCGGGATTTCGAGGTGATCGGCTTCCTGGCCCCGTTCGTCGCTGTCCGCCGCAGGTCTGATGGTGTGATTGGCACCCTGGAGTTCACCCACCTGCCGCGCTGGTATTTCAACTTCGTCTACGACAGGTGATCTGCGTCGTGATCGGCGGCATCGCCCTTGCCTTGGTGTGGGGCATGCTGCTGATTATCGCCCTGACATCCGATCACGATGCCGCCGTTGACGATGATGACCTGTGAAGCGGAAGACGCACGCCACTCCTGTGCTGGGTGGGGATGCTGAGCTGGCCGCGCGTCATGCCGCTGTCGATCTCGTCCATCGCCGCCCCGACCTCTGGCCCATGCTGAATGTGCTGACGCTGGACCGCGCGAACCCATGGGTCGTGGTGCTGGCCCACTTGCAGGCCGAGGCTGTCCGCGTCGTTCAGCTGAGAGCGTAGGTCCTGTCGCGGAGTTGGTGTTTCATGTCGTCCAGCAGATCGTCGTCCACCACCGTGACTGTGCGCAGCGTGTTCACGACCCACTGCGGGTCTCTGAACAGGTCCTCCCACCAGATCACCGGCACGCTGAGCTGTGCTGCGTCCGCCAGGATCACCTCCTCCAGTATGGCGTGTGCCTCACGCGCGCGACCCTGGATGCTTCGCTCCGACAGCTCGCAGCCTGCCGCCTGCAACGCCCACCATGCGTGCTCGTAGAACGACCACACCCTCACCCGGCCCGGTGGAAAAGTGTTCTCTGCTTTGCGTAGGAACACGAAGCAGTTGAAGTGCGTGGTGAAGGTCAGCAGCTTGAAGGCGCTGTTGCACTCCTTGGTGAATGTGTAGCTCTCACTCCCCCACGTGGCTCTGATGTCGTCGTCAATGCCATGCTGCCCAGGCTCTGCGATGTTCCTGTAGCAGCTCATCAGCTCGCAGCCGAAATGCCTGCTGAGCACCTCCGCGTGCTTGAGGTTGCAGACCGGATTGAAGAACTCCTTGTCGTAGTAGTTGCAGCCTGGAATGTGCTGGGACAGCAGCTTGGCGAACCACGTCGAGCCGCTGTTGGGCAGTCCGTTCATGAGCAGCGGCTTTATCATCTCAGTCTCTCCAGTATGTCGCGTGATCGCGCCAGCGCCGATGCGATGACTTGGTGCATGTCGAGGTAACGATACTCGCCCAGCCTGCCGCCGAAGATCACCGTGGGGAAGTGCTCTGCCGCCAGCTTCCTGTAGGTGGCGAGCAGCGTCATGTTCTGCCCGGTGTTGATGGGATAGAACGGCTCGCCCTCGTCGCTGGGATGCTCGATGCTGATGAGCGTCCTGCCGCACGGGTCCTTGCCCACCATGAAGTGCCGATGCTCGATGGTCCGGGTCCATGGTGTGGTGACGTCACAGTAGTTCAGCACCGCGCAGCCCTGCGCATCGTCCGCCACCTCGACCGAGCGCACAAAGCGGAGTGACCTGTAGCCGAGTGCGCCGTTTCTCTGTTTGAAGAACTCGTCAATGCCGCCTGTGTAGACCACGAGGTCGTGGTCCGTGATCCACCTGTCGGCATCGTCTTTGAAGTCGATGTTCAGCTCGACCGGGATGTCTTTGAGCATGTTCTCGACCAGTGCCGTGTAGCCGCCGACCGGGATGCCCTGCCAGCGGTCGCTGAAATAGCTGTCCTCGTGGGTCAGGCGCACCGGGATGCGTTTGATGATCGAGGACGGCAGAGCGCGCGGCTCGCAGCCCCACTGCTTGGTCGTGTAGCCCTCGATGAACAGCTCGTAGAGCCGGTTGCCGATGTAGTGTCGGCAGTGCTGCTCCATGTTCATGATCTCGTCGCATGGCGTGCTGTCCGCCTCCATCGCGTAGCGCGCGTCCTCTGGCGTGGTCGCGCCGAACACCTGATGCAGCGTCATGAGGTTGATGGGGAACGGATAGAGCCTGCCGCCTGCCAGCACCCTGACGACGTGCCTGTAGGGATAGAAGTTGGCGAACCGCTTGACGAAGCGCCACACCTCCTCGTTGTTGGTGTGGAAGATGTGCGCGCCGTAGACGTGCTCGTGGCACTCGGTCTCCTCGTCCCAGCGTGTGAATGCGTTGCCAGCGACGTGGTCGCGCCTGTCGATCACCGCCACGTCGATGCCTGCCTCGTGCAGCCGCCGCGCCATGGTCGCGCCGTAGAAGCCCGCGCCGACGATGAGCACCCTCACCGCTGCGCCAGCTTGCTGGTGCGGGACACCCTGATGGACATGGCGGTCACGTTGCGTGTGCGCAGGTAGCCTGGAGCCTTGAAAGACAGACAACCCGGCCAGTGCTGCTTGAGCGCCTTGGAGCTGGCCTCAAACACCTCTGGCGTGATGAGGCCGACCGATCCGCCCCTGCCGGTGTAGATCGGGCCGAAGTCGAAGTAGAACCTGATGTCCGCGTAGATGCAGCGGTCCTCCAGCAGGGTCCGCATGGTCCAGTCCAGATCGGCCCTGCCGTGCATGTCCAGGCGGTATTTGCGGTGCCGTGCCGGACCCATGACCCCCCGGCAGGATGCCACCGCCTGGGTGGGGACGATGGGCCGCTCCTCTGGCCTGATGACCGTGGTGTTCGGTGTCCGTGAGAAGCAGAACGCCCCGAGGCCGAGGTCCTGGCAGTTGCGTGCGGCGTTCTCCAGTATCGCCAGTATCTCGTCGGCGTCGGTGATGAAGCGCTGCGAGCCTGTCGTGGCCTGCACGCCCTGGAAGTCGTCGTCCATCGTGATGAGGATGGGAGCCTTCTCGTGGTCCATGATCCAGTTCAAGACCGGTGGCAGACCGCCCTGCATGGTGGGGTGGGTGATGAGCTGAGGGGCGGGCACCACTGCCGCGTAGTCGTCGCGCTCTGCCTCGTCCACGCAGACCACCGCCGTGGGCAGCAGGCGCAGCAGCAGGGGCATGTTGTGGGTGCGGCGGCGTGACGGGACAATGATGCGGTAGTTCAGCCGCCCAGCTTTGCTATGAGCTTGCCTGCCCGCATCGCTCTGCTTGTCCCCATGCGGCCCCGCCGCTTCTCTGGCTTGAGATCGAGCTTGTCGCATAGGACGTTCCACTCCTGGCTGGTGGTGCACAGGACCACGAGGAAGTCGTAATGCTCGTGCGGCTGCAATGCCATGCCGACCACCTGCCGCTCGTCCTCTGGCTCGTCGTCCTCCTCCTTCTCCAGCTTGGCTGTGAGGTCTGCCAGCATCTTCCGCAGCTCCGCGTTCTCCTCCAGCGTGATGCCCTTGAGGAGGTCGCTGAGCTTGTCACCGTCCACCAGCGCGAGGTTTGCCAGTGGATCGAACGTCGCCAGCATCTTGTCTGCCTCCTCGTCTGTCAGATCGAGGATGAGGACCGGCACTTGGCTGTCCGCTGCGAGGTCAGCCCTGAGGTGGCCGTCCATCAATTCAAGTTCGCCGTTGACCTCGCGTGCGGCCAGTGCGCCGACGAAGCCGATGGCTGACAGCATCTCGCCCACGGCGCTGCGCTGGCCCTCAGGGTGCACCCGCCAGTTCTTAGGGTTGGGCCGCAGAGACCCGGCAGGAACCCGCCGCAGTTCAACTATCCTATCCCGTAGACCCGCCACAGACGCCCCCTATACGGCCCAGAAAAGGCCGATTTGCCTCGATTGGAATACGTTTATGTATCGCCGTCGCGCGGACCC